TTAAAAATCAAGAATCGTTTTCCCGTGGCCGCTTTGCCGACTAACGAGACTTCGTCTAATTCGAGATTGGATAGATCTGTAGGCATAAAACCTCACAAAATCAAGAGTAGTAAGATCAGAAGGGTGTGCGGTCGCCGGTTCCGGCTATGGAAAATCCGGTGATGTCGCCGTTCTTCACGGCCGCCCAGAGCTCGGGGTCGTGGATCTTTACAGCCATGACCCAGCTGCCCTTCCGGACGGTCTGGCCTCCGCAGGTGAAGTCCATAGGAGCGATGTATGACTCGATGATATCCGCCTTGGCCTGACCCTCGTGCTCCATGCCGATCTTCTGGGAGGTCAGCATGAACTTATGGCAGGCCTTTTCGATCTCTTCTCTGCTCAGGCGATCTCCCTGGAGATCGATTGTATCCGGCTCGGATACGACTCCGTAGACGATCTTCTGGTCGCCTTTGGATTTGATGATAGGCACAGTGATGGACTTGGAGCATCGCTTCTCGGCTTCCTCTTCGTCCTCTTTCTCGAAGGGCAGATCTTCATCTTCATCCTTATCCTCTTCCTTGCCGAGGGCTCCTTCAGCAGTGTGCTCCTCCAGGACTGCCCGGATGTCTTCTATGAGGTCTGCCTTGTCGGTGCTGGGCGCCTTATCCTCATCTTCATCATCTATGACGTCGTCTGCAACGCCCATGAACTCCTCGCCCTCTTCTTCATCGTCGGACTTTTCGGGTTCTTCTTCAATCCCCTCTTGAGCAGGCGGCTCGTATTCCTGGCCAGGTTCCGCTGCACCTTCGCTTTCTTCTTCAGAATCGCTGCCATTCTCCTGTAGCCACTGCTCCAGGGCGGCCTGGTGCTTCTGTTCGTCCTCCTGGATAGCTTCCAGGATCTCTTTCAGCTTCGGATCCGTTATAGATCCCAGGGCCTGGGTTAGAGCATCCATGCCACCTTTCTCATCCTGGAGTATGGACTGGATGGCATCGGAGTCCGAACCCTGCTTATCCAGCTCGGTCTCGTCTTCTTCTGGTCTCATTACATCGTCTTCATCAGTCATTGAATCACCCACAAGTTGGGGGATATGGACGCTTCCATGGTCCAGGGATTCGGATTTGCGAAATTTCAAATTCGAGAAATCGAGATACTGCAATCTATCCAGGGCTGATGGGCCCAGGACGGACTTCTGCTCTTCGGCCTCTTCAGGCTCCTCGTCTGGGTCGATGGGATCGTACATTATGCCATGATCTCCCGGATAGGGCTCGGTATGGATGAAATGCCCGGATATGATCTCGTAAGGGATCTTATTCGGAAAGGCCTCGCAGGTGGACATCATGGTGTAATGCTTGCAGCCGATGCACTGCCCTGATGTGCTCATTGGATCGACCTCACAGTATTCTGGAATGCCTCAAAGAGCCTGGGATCGACCTTGTAACCGCAGGTTATGGCGCAGCCCAGCTCTGCGAAAAATTCGGATTTCTTGGATGTGGCGTACTCTGTCAGAGGTATATTCCAGCCGCCGACCTTTTCCATCTCTTCTGAGAACTTGGGTGCCAGATTATGATAGAAGTATACCGCATGCATGCATTCGTGGGCCTGGACTGCATAAATCGGATCTTCGACTGCGTCGGCCACAATCCAGTGGTCCACCTTCTTTAAGTGCTCCAGTTTCTTTTCGTGCCGTATGATCTCGCTTTCTACGGCACCTTCATAGCCTGGCCGGTCTTTGTATCGCGGATTGGTTTTCAAATCGTTGATGTACTTCTCAGTCCGGATGATATTGTAGGCCTGGTTAGCCCTCATCCGGCCGACATCTCGCTTCACATACTTCTGGGGATCGGAGACAAACGACTTGCGGAGCTGGACATAGAGAACCTCTTTCTTGAGATTTGCTGCGCAGTAGCCGTATTCAGCTCCCTTCTTTTTGCAGAATCCCATCTGCTTGACTTCGACGCCATATTTGCCCAGGACATCATCGGAGGCCTTCAGGATCGAGTTCATCTTTTCCAGGGGCAGGCCCTGGTATTCTACCTTGGCAGCGCCCTCCGGCATGTGCTGGGCCAGGCGGTCAATCGCCTCGGCCGGAGTCCTGGCGGGCTTGAACTCCGGAAGGGCTCTGGCGTCGGTGTTGGCGGGATGCCTCCTGGGGCTCTGACCGGGCTTCGGAGTCGGTTGAGGCGGCTCTTTGGGCCGGCCGTCCGGGCCCATCTCGTAGAGGATCTTGTCCCTGCCGTTGGAGCTGTCGTTCAGGACGACTTTGTTCAGCTGCTCCAGGTTCTGGATAGCCTCCCGGAACTTCTGGTTGGCAAACATGCTGTCCGGGAAGGTCAAAGGACCATCCTTGACCGCCCGGTAGACTGCTACTGCTACATCGTCCGAGGTAGCTTCAGGACTGAATTTGCTGCCCATCAGCGTCCGGCCGCCGCCGTGGACGTTTGCTACTGAGAGCCAGATATGGTCGCCGATCTTGTAGCTGGTCCATGCTCCCTGGGTGTTGACGTCAACCTCGCTGCCGGCAGGGCGATGCTCTGGCTTCTTGGATTCGCCAACAGGCTTGGATTCAGGCTTAGGTTCAGGTTCGGCCGGACTGGATTCAGGCTTCGGTGCAGGATTGGGCTCAGGTTTAGAATCTGGTGCTTTTCTCCCCTCGCCTCCGGCCGGCCGGATGATAGTGTGGCCGGGTTTGGATGCCGAGTCCTCCCGGATCTTTCCTGCGCGATGCAGCTCGTTCAGGGCTCGGCTGCCACCCGGAGACTGGGCGATATTCATGGGGATAGCGATAGGCCCGTCCTGCAGAGCCATCTCGATCACCGCAGCCGTCTCTCTGGGATCTTTGGAGAACCGGATTCCCGAGATTATCCTGTCTCCCTGGCTGTCCTTTGAGGTGTAGAGTGCAGCCCCGCTGGAGCTGTATTTCACTCCCGACGAAGTCCTCTGGGCCTTGATGTCGATGGATGCTGCAGGCTTGCCGGCCGGGTTGCTCTCGGGCTTAGCGGCCGGTTTGGGAGCTGGGGAGGGTGTGCCCTCCTTGGGCTTTCCTCCGAAGTCGGATAGGCTTCTCTGGCGGGCCCGGAGGATGAGGTACTGCAGGAGGTCAGGTAGCCGTGTTCGTCGTGGCACCTGCCTAGGGCATCCTTGACCTTCCGTATCCTCTGGAGGGCGGGGATGTGCATCAGCAAGGCTAAATCACCATCAGAAGGCAAAAAATGACTCAATAGGCCGCGAAAGATCTCCTGGCCGGCCTGACGCTCTTCAGCTCAATAGACTAAATGGCTCCACCGATAAAGTGACCAGTTCCAGCATATCGATCTTCATTGAGATCTTCCAGGAAATGGATGCAGTGAGGATGGAATACGTTGGCATCCCTGGCATCCTGCAGAGAAGGATAATTGATGTTCTTGCCGGATATGCTCACGATCTTCCCGGCCCAGTCCCTGCAGGCCTGGCAGCTGTTTGCCCAGACCTCCCGGGAGATCATGGCCAGGTCGCTGCCCCTGCTCAGCATAGCGTTTTCGACTCCCAGGTTGAAGACATCTCGGGCGGCAGTCAGGGATATCATCCGGATGTAATCGGCCAGACCGAGCTCCTTGCCATCAATCGTTTTATGCCCTACAATCCGGCCCTTTAGGCCTGAATAATCCACTCTGGTCTGCTGTGATAGAGCTGCCTGTGCCCTGCGCTTTTCTGTCTCGCCTATTACCTCTTCGATGTGCCGGCCGATCCGAGCGTCTGCTTCCTTGAAGCGGTTGAATTCCTGGGAGGCCAGGGCCTGGGCAGCCTTTGCGTGCGGGCCCTGCAGAGCACCAGCTCTGGATCCGGCTAGGTACATGCCCGGGATGGCCACCTCCAGCCATGAGGCCGCCTGGGCCAGCAGGATCCTCCTGATCCGGCCGGTCTCAGCTCGCATCTTCTCCGGATTCTCCAGGTTGCCGTCTATGACAGCCTGAATCTCCTTCTCGCCCTTCCTGTACGCCAGGGCAATAGCTGCCGCAGTCTCCTTGATATGTTTTCGCGGATCCTTTTCCCGGCCGGTGCGCTTGATGGCCTTCTGGATCTCGGCTTCAGGAAAGATCCGGATCAGCTCTTCCTCCGGCCGGCCGGCAGCTATCCAGAGCTTCCTCTTCAATATAGCTACATCGTAGCCCAAAGCGGCCGCCTTACGCCAGAAAGAGTTTGTAAGCAACTCAAACCGCTGCTGATCGGTCAGATCAGCATCTGTCAGGTAGCCCGATTCGCGTATAAGCGAGAGAAGTTCATGGTTCATGCCATCCCCATAATCGCATCCAGTGCGCTCTTTCCACCCAGCAGGCTCTCAATGGGGCTTCCTCCGTGCTCCTGCAGCCCCTCCTGGACCTCCTGCTCTATGTAGTCCGGCAGGCCCAGGTTCTTGATGATAGCGTCCCGGATGCCACCCTGCGCCGATAGATCCCAGCCGGCCTTCTCGAATAACGATAACAGTGCCACGATGTCCTGGGTGTTTAAGGGAACCAGTGGATCGTAGACAATCTTCGGCCTGGGCTGGCCAGGCCTGAACTCAAACTGGGGATTGAGCCGGAAGAGCTGCTTTACCGCCTGGCCGTTGATCGACTCCTGGAAGCTGGTGGCTGTGGCAGCCACGGCCAGGGTGAAGTTATCCGTCTTGTCCCGGGATAAAGCCAGGGAGCCGGTTCCGCCCATGCCCAGAGCCTGGAACTCGGTCATGGTGGCGATCAGGATCGCTTTTGCCTCAGCATCTATGGAGGCAGTTATGTGGCTGATGATATCCGCGCCCTGGGAAGGCTGCAGGAATCCTACTTTGATCTGGGGATTGCCGTTGCCATCCCACATCTGAGGCGTGATCACCCATTTCTGGGCATCCTGGGTGATATTCGTCAGAGTCTGGACCAGGTCGTTATAGGAAGCCAGAGCCTCGATGGCGGCCGGGTCCTGGGGATTGGCTGCTATTCGCGCCGGGGCGTTGGCTATGTGGCCAGGCACCTCAGCCCAGGGCAGGCCTGCACCACCTCTCTCAGCCGTGACATTCCTCAGGTCCTCCATGATGGTCTTGGTCCGCCAGGACCTCCATACCGGCCGGAGGATGGACCGACCCTCAGGGCTGTCCTTCCCGGGCTCTGATCTGAGGTTCAGGATCTTCTGGATAGGAATGAATGTGGTATGGTAGTCGGGTGCAGCGATCTGGGTGAGTCCTATGAGCTTGGTGACATCCTCCGGATCATAGTCCCAGTGAAATACGCTGTCCGGGCTCCTGAAGGAGAAGTTGGACCAGCCCACGTTGCCGTCATCATATTCAGAGGTATAGCGTTCGTCTTCCTGCTCGCCGTTTCGCTGCTTGAAGATCTTCTCGAAGGGTGCAAAGCCGTACTGCAGGCAGGGCTTGGCCGCTGTGGCGATAAAAGTCTGCCAGGAATGCTGCATGTCGTTCATGCACTGCTCAAGGAACTGGGCCGAGCCGTTGTTCTTGTTCTCGTCCACTACCGGATCGACATGCCAGGAGGTCCGGCGAATGAAGAGGGAGTAGGCATTGAGGGCAGAACCCACGTAGGCGTCGTTCGAGCCCATCTGCTCGTAGACCAGCCAGAGCCTCCTGCCCTGGAGCTCGGGAAGGAAGTCTCGCCGGATCCAGCCCGGGAGGTAGTAAGTGAGGCCGCTCCGGCCGTACTCCTGCCCCACCAGGGCCCGAGGATCCTGATTGAACTTAGGATAATTGCCGCCCCAGACTGTGGAGCCTTGGGCTGGGCTAAGCCTTCGATTCTTTTTAGACATGGGTATCGGAAAACAATTGCGAGAGGCTGTGCAAAAATTTAGCTGGCCTCTATTTCTTGGATAATGCATCCTTGTGGAGGTGGTGGCCTAGCTCACCGGAGGTTTTGCTTGCGGTTGGCGTTCGCTCCCAGGATATGAGCAGCTTGTGGTCGATCTTCTTTGGGTTTCCGGCTTTCAGGCCGAGATTGGCTTGGGTAGCATAAGCTTAGCTAGTTCGTTGATCTGCTTCTTCGACTTGGTAGTTGACGCAAGATAAAATACTCGGATTTTTGGGCGGCTTATCCAGTTATAATCATCAAGAAGTGATTTGGTTTCCCGTCTAGCCCTTTGAAAATGTGCATTTTATATCACGACAGCCCCTTAATCAAGGTAGCATCAAGGGCTTCTGAGAAGAAGGCCGAAGCTTCAGCGAGTGCTAGTTCCCCTGGGCATGCAAGATCTCTTGCTGCGTTTTTCTTTTTTAATAATTCATTATCGTTAGACTTCCTATTTGTTCGAGTCTTGCGATATCTCCCATATTACGGAGGGAAGTCCCTTTTCCCTGAATACCCATTTCTTAGCTAAGGATTGACCCGTATTTGCTAGTTTCTTTCCAAGTATCGTTTCTTCTAGAGCAACACCAAGCAAAGAACTCAAGCCAAAGGGTATCATCCCTGAAGATAAAACCGCTGAGGCGCTCTCTAAGACAAGGTCAAAGCCTAAGGTCCCCCCTATTCTAACACTTGATTTAATGAGTTTACTATCTCTGAAATTTATACAGGTTTCTCGATTCAACCGTTCTGTAACTATTTCATCGATTCTTTTCGATTTTGCTAAAAGATTCTCGAAGTTTATATCATGTATCGATTTCTGCATTCCGATAATTTCATTCTTTGCTTCACGATCTTGGTCATATTTTAAAACTTTTTTATTTCTTCGTGATCAGGTCTAGAAATTAACCATGAATCTATCGGATTGGTGATAACAGTGGATGCTGCTGGTGAATAATCAATTACCTTCTGTAATTCCCTATGAGTATCTCTTGGTATCAATCTATAAAATGACATTCGTTCTACATCAAAGGGAGCATAAAATCTTAATCCACCTAATCCATAAGAATATCCATCAATCAAATAATATGTATTATATCTAAGAGCTCTTTGAAGCAATTGCGGCTTATCTCTTAATTTTACAAAGAGGAATTTCACAAGCTCATTAAATCCCGAATGATATAGTTCATTGGCATCGGTCCCAATACTCTTGGAATGTAAATCGACATCCTGCGATGAGAGTGATGGATTATTCGTCTTTAATGAGATCTTAGCAAGGTTTTGCCAATAATCTATATGAAATTCATCCTTTTCTAATGCTTTATATAATGTATCTTTGTTTAGGCTGTGTCCTAATTCCTGCTTTAGCATGCTAAATGCAGAAACTGCTGAAAATCTAGCCGAGTATTGGGGTGGAAGATACGACCCTTGTTCGCATTCAATACAATTTTTAAAAATTTCCTGCCAAAAGCTAGATGCATAGGATGACGGATTAGATAGGATAAATATATGGATGCGACCTATCTTTACTAGGTCAAGAAAATCTTCATAAGTAATACCATAATCTTCATTCAGGCCATATAACGCAGCAAATTCATCCTTGCTCGAAATATGATAATACAATGGTACAAGTAATACTTCCTGAGAAAATATTGAGGTCAATGCAGTTATAAGGCGTCTAGCAGGATTTTTTATATCATCTACATCACTTGACGGGGCCCACCATCCATAGGTGCAATCTTTCAACACATCATTAAACTGAGGCACAGGATCCAATAACGAAGGCGTAGATCCATCAATAATCATCTTAAATATATATTCATTAATATCTTTGTTCTCACTTGAGGCATCTTTTTCCCATTGTTTGATGTCAATCATTGAATGATGCTTTCATAAGAAAACATATTTAAAAGTATCCAACTGGGCTTGCTTGCTGTGATAATCTCGATGCTCTTGCCAGTGATTTCGGGCTTTTTCAGTCATAAAATCCTCTTATTTCCATGCGGCTTTACCAACGGCCCCGGAGAATGTGAGTTTAGTTGTCTCTGGTACCATCTGCAGGCCTTGCCAAGCGTAAGCCAGGCTGTCTACCATGTCGTCGTGCGCTCCTATTGGAAACGATAGGAGCTCGGCCTCGAACTCCTGGGGCAGTCCCCGAACATGATAGACCTGGCCCAGCTCGTATCGGGCCTCCAGGGGCGCAAATCTCGAGACCTTGTCGCTGATGGGCTTGATGCCCCGGACGTTGAGATGAGTCTCGGCCGATAGCTGCTGGATGAGCGCCTTCTGGTAGGCCACGTCCTCGATGCCCACCACGCCAGGCCTCCATTTGGCGGCAAGCTGTTTGATGAACTCGATCTGCTGGGAGAATGAGCCCCTAATCCGCTGGACATCGAGAACGTGCAGGCTTCCGGCAGGGTCTCGGCCCAGGACGGCTCCGGCGGTGTAGTCGGCCGTCTCCTTCTCGGATATGGCCAGGTCTATGCCCATGGCTATATTCAGGCCGGCCGGTGCACGGTCCTCGTACTTGAGCCAGGATCTCTGGATCCTGGTAGCCCCGGCCGCTATGAACTGGCACTCGTACTCCTGGGCCACCCAGGCGCTGCCCCTCTCCCGGCGCTCTTCCTCGATAAAGGCCGGATCGATCCTGGGGCACTGCTGCCAGGGGACCTCAATCTTCTCCCAGCCGATGCTCTTGGCCCATGTCTCGTAGAAGAATCCCTGCTCGCCCCTGGGCGTGGACATGAGGACCAGCCGCCCTCGCGAGACCGCCAGCATCGGCCGGACGGCGCCATAGAGCTCGTCGGGGATTCCGGCCGCCTCATCCAGGATAAGGAGGGTGACTGCGCTTATGCCCCTGATTGTCTTCTCCGAGCCGGGCAGGGCCAGGACCCGGGAGCCGTTCGCGAAGCGGACGGAGAGCTTGGTGTCGCTGTCGAGCTTGACGTTCCGGTCCACCAAGCCCAGGAACTCGGAGAACTTGAGCATCAGTTCCTGGGACTGCCTGAGCGAGGGCGAATCCAAGACTACTGTGCTGCGGGGCCTGTGGATGGCCTCCCAGAGGGCTAGGATGGCCGTTATGGTGGACTTGCCGGACTGCCGGGAGCAGTTGAGGACAATCCTCTGAGATCTGGAGCGAAGGAACTGGGCCTGCCAGGGATCGGGCTCGAACTTGAGGTGATAGAGCGCGAAAAGGACCGAGTCAGACTGGGCCCGGTGAAGGAGCTTCTCCTCCACTCTCTGGGTAGCTTCCAGCTTTATCGAGTATAGTGAGGAGCTCTTTGAGTCTGGCATCTAGTTCAGCCTCCGAAAGAGATTCCAGAGCGGTGGCCTTGCGGCTCTCGGGGTCGTCTCCGGATAGTTCGAGCTCGAGCCTGGCGCACTCGGACAGCATTCTCGTTCCTGCGGGCCAGTAGATCGATGCCGAGCCCAGAGTCAGCCTGTGAGTCTCGCCATCGGAGACCTCGAACTCGTCACCGAGACTCACGCTGAGCAGCTGCTTCGCCCGGAGCTTTCCCAGGTTGATGACCTCCAGGGTGCTGACGATCTCATCAACCGCCTGGTTTCGCTGGGATTCGTGCTTCTCAGTCCGCACCTCTTTGGCATCAGATACCAGGTCTTTGAGGTCCCAGACGGCCGTTTTGTAGCGTGCGATCGTCTTGGCCTTCCCAGGGATGCCCAGCCTCTTGGCGATTGCAGCCGGACTTTCTTTGTTGGCGAAGCCTGCTTCGATCTGGTCAATGTAGGATGCTATCGATTTGAAGGCCATTGTACATCAGCCTGGACAAGAAATGGACAATTAGACAAAATTGGACAAAATAAGGATCTTTCAGCATTGCCTTTTGCACAATTCGATGGCATAAGAGATGATTACGCCTTTGGCATGTTCATGAGTGAGTAGCATTATGGATTAAAATAGGTAGCTCTGGCTATTCATAGATCAGATGGCAATCTGAGCAATACAAGACCTCTCTATGATCCATCAGCAGCTCGCCGCCGCACGGGCAAGCATCAAGCCTCAGGACATCCCCTTTCTCCGTGATAATGCTGATCTCAGGATTGTTGTTAATGGGATCGGGGATTTCTCTAGCTACCCGCCCCAGCAGGCGGATCGCTTTGGGCGGGCCGTAGAGCTCGCATCCGCTACTGGTATAGCAGCACCATGAATCTCTGGTATATGGCTTGCCATTATATATCAGCCGGCCTTTTTTATCCACATCGATTTGCTTGCGCAGGCTCAGATGGATCTCCTGGGGCCCACCAGCCCAGATGCGCCGGAATGATGGTGTCCTGGCCAGGTACCTGTCAAAGTCTCTGCCGAAATCCTCAGTGCTCGGGATAATTCTCTCGCCTCAATAATCTCAGATCCGCGGCGGATAATATTATCCAATTTCAGACAGTTGCATAGACCTGCTGGCATGTTCTGCACCTTCTAACCACATATCTTGTTTCGACCTTGTTTGCCTTAATCAGCCGCAGCACCGCCTTCTGGACCTTGCCTGTGGTCCAGTTGCACCGGCCGGCCATCCCCATCTCCTCTTTCGCCTTCTTGGTGAGCTGATATATATTCAGGCCAGGGTAGGCCCGGACTAAGGTGAGCACCTGATAGTCGGTGAAGTTCATACTGCCTTCGGCCAAAGGATCACGCTTCCTCTGATTTGTCTCGAGGCAGGAAGGGCTGGAGGTTGGCGCTCTCCTCTCGAAGCTCCTTTTCTTTTGCTCTGAGGTAGCCGACTGCCGTTTGTATGGCCCGAATATCGTCATCGATCTTGGCCTTACGCCGGGCTTCCTCGTACCGATCTGCCTGTTTTTGTCGCTCCTCCAGCTCTTCAGCCGGTATGGAAGATCGACGGCTCATGCCCTGCCCTCTTGGTCTCTGAATGCAGCTTGCTCTTTCGTACCAGCGTAGCGCCAGCTCTGAGGTGACATCCATAGATAGCCCAGCCCAAGGTTTCGCGGGTTGATGGGATACTCAAAGGCCACCGGCTCAAGAATCTCGATGGCAGAGTATTCGTCAGCATCCAGTTCGGATACCAGGGCTTGTTTGCGGTCTTTAAATGTTGCATCTCTGATCTTGCCAGGCTTGAAATACCCGACTATGCGCATCACAGGAGCGGTGGCGTAGATCCAGACTCTTTCGACAGGCCTCTTTGGCGCGATCTTTCTGAGTTCAACTGTCTTTGAACCATCCAGAATGGCATCTGCGAAGTAGGGCTTGATGGAGAATACGGCATCAGTCATGCTCAGGCTCCTGGTTGATTCTCGCTAGTGATCATGTTTTCACCGTACAGTGCTTGCTTCGATCTTCTCGTCTTCGCGCTCAAGCTGGATTTCGCGAATAACCAGGATGATGCTAGACAGCTGCCTGTCTGTCAGATCTCCCAATCGAGAAGTGATGAGGTCCCAGGCGTCATCAGGATTCATATGGCCTCTTCTCCCATCTTTTTGAGTACCATGATATGGCCGGAATCAGTGAAAGAGAGAATGCCATCCTGCTTCAATGCTCTCAGCTCCGACATCCAGGATTCGAAAGCAATTTCGGGATGAGGATAAAGCTCTCGAACCTCAGAAAGCAGGAACGAGCGTCTTCCAAGAAAGTCTGCTGTTCCTCTTAGCGCATTCATAATCAGATCTCTTCTGACCTGCGGATCAAATTCCTGAGCAAGGGTGACTTCTTCGGTATGATAGATCTCCTTCTCGATCTCGATCAGAGAGGCTATGATGCTCTTGCGCTTTGCTTTGAGATCTCGAAGGTGGGCTTTTCTTATTGCCTCAGGAGATTGATCTTCCTGGACAGGTTCAGGCTGCTTAGCGATTCCAGATATCTTGCCTCTTATTAAATCAGGAAGCTGGTCGATAGCCTCCTTGATTTCGGAAGGCTTCATTTCTAAGGGATTGATGACTTTGCCGGACATTTCTTTATTCCACCTCAAGGAGGTGTAACCGTTACAGGGTTACACCCCATAGACTTTCTATCTAACATGAGCTTTGTTTTATTTTACTAGCTTTATACTTTCCTTTTCCGCAAGCTAGGTTAATATAAAAACATGCGAAAAACCACATGTTTTTGTTCAAATTGCCTGGTTGAGGCAACCTTGCAGAAGAACTCCAGAGAGGTTCTTCGGCCGATGTAACGGTGTAACGGTTACACCTCTCTCCGCCCCCTCAGAAGCTTTTCATAATAGCTGTCGGTTAGCCTAACCAATTTCCCGTTAACGATTTTGCTCTTTGAGATGGTGTAACAATCAACTTTGCTCAGGAGGATCTTGGAGAACTTGGTCATAGCCTGTCGGCGAGTGTTGGTCTTGCTCGATCTGCTGCCCAGCTCCAGGATCTTTCCAACTTCAGAGAATGTCATAGGCTGGTTTCGTCTGGATATCAGCGCATGATCCAGCTTTTTCAACCGAGCATCCTGCTTGGTAGTCAGCTCCTGGGAAATGCGCTCCAATGCCGAAATTCTTCTCCGATCGTAGGCAATGTCTACAGCCAGAGTGGAATTGACTTCATCCAGCCTCTCCTGAAGAGCTTTGACTGACTGCTTCAGCTCAAATTCCAGCGCGTTGTTGGCGATGGTGAGATCATTGATCCTCGCCAGCAGGATAAGCCGCTCAGAGTCCTTCAGAGCTTCAGAAGGTGTGCGGGCCAGTCTTGGAGCTTTTGAGAGCTCGTCGATCAGCTCCTGCTGCTCGGCTATGATCGCGTCCTGGTCTTTTAGGCGCTGCTCCAGCTGCTCAATGCTGCCTGCAGGGCTCCTGGGCAGCTCGCTGGCTCTGCAGAAATCCGGCCCGGGCTGAATGGCAAGCATCACTCAGGCCATCCCCTTACAGCTATTCGCTTCTCCCGGAGCTCGAAGAATCTCCTGTACTGAGGATACTTGACAGCGAATTTGCGGGCGTATCCCGAGCGGTAGTTATTGTTTACCTTGAACTCGTCACTGCCTTTGATTATCGTATGATGCCGGATGACTTCCAGGATGGCATAGGCACTGTAATGAGTCCTGCCGCGCTTGATGAGATCGAGAGCAATGGCCTCAAATTCAGACCAGATCTCGGGATTTTCTGCGTCATATTGCAGGAACTTCTCTGGATCCATCTTTCAGGCCTCCTCGTCATTCAGTACATGCCTGGCGATGCTGTCGGCCTCGCAAAGGTAGCTATAGAGCCAGAAGGCTAGATCCTCCCACCTCTCCCCGTCATTGGCTGGCGGCGTCCTGGCGGGCCGGCGGGCGAAAATGTAGCCGCCCTTTCGGATCTCGTTCAAGGCTTTTGGCTGCAGGGATCTGATCTTCTGCAGGGCATTTTGGACGATCGGGTTCTGCTGCGGTTCTGCATTCCTGGCTCATGGCTCCAGCCTCCGGATCAGGATGCGATTCACGTCACGCATCATCCCGATACTCTGGCCCAGATACTGCGACAGGTCGAGGTCGAGGGGCAGGACGACGAGATTGTCGTCGATCCGTGCGATCTGGCATTCTTCGCGCAGCTGGATGGAAGAAAGAACCCCAAAAGCCCGGCCGAGGTGATGCAGCTTCTTGAGTGCCGAGCCTTCAGGAAAGCAGTTTGGAGGCCAGCAAACGGAAGAACTGCTCAAGCAGATCTCTCCCTTGTGGAAGGAATATCCTTCCATCCTTCTATCACAGCTCTGCCTTTCCCGGTTATCCTCGCGAGCGCGCGCCCTCTTCGGGCTTTCCGGTCAACCTCTATGAATCCCCGGACCTCCAGCTGGCCAAGGCGATGGTACATGGTTCTGGCCGAAGGCCGGGGAGAGATCTCCTCTTGAAGAGGTGTGAATAATCCTGCAAGAGTACTGCCAGGGTACTCTGAGCAGCGCCCTAACAACTTTTTATCTATTTCGTCCAATATTTCGGGCATCTGTCCCATCCCATAGCTCAGGGGCAGGCTGCACGAATTGCACAGTTTGCACGAATCGCAGGGCTTATAAGCTCATGCGGCGCAATTTATGCAGCCCGGGTTGATCCTCGCCGACTCGACATCTGTGAGGGGTTCGCCTGGGCTATTATTATTCTATTGCTTCAATTCTTGATGACGGTGCATCCCATTAGATTTCTCTTTGCTGAGAATATAGCTCTCCCATGTGCGGGGCGAAAGTAATCTTCTTGGAAATCGACTTTAGTGCTTTTAAGGATCTTTGTATAGGATGTATGCTTTCCCATGAGGTTGCACACCTCCTCCGGATCTCCGTAGATCACTTTATAGGTGACATCCGTGAGACGGCCGCCGGACCGGTGCTTGATTACCTGAATAAGATTCCATTGAGG